ATAAATTTTTTTTATTTTTATCAAGATATTCTTTAGATGTATTATATTGCCAATCTTTATTATTTTCATTAACTATGCAAAACTCATCATCAGTTTTTATTGTTGGAATAATATCTTGAATAATAATTTTTATTTTATTAGTTATATCAGCGTTAAAAGGGTTTAATTTCATTTAAACATTAAAGGCTATTGTAGTTAGATAAGCGTTTCTTATTCGACCAGTATTACTACTCCTTCTGAATTGTAAAGAATATGTCCTAGTACCAGAATGACTACTTATATCAAGTCTATGTCCCTCTACTGATGCATAGCCACCACTATTACTAAATGAAGGATTACCACCTACAAAAGAACCATTAGTAGCAACGAGTTGTGTTGTAACACTTTGGTTATTATCATCATCACTGTGTTCATGTTGAAATCTATAAAATACTAAAACTCTTGTATTTGATGCGGTAGAAACTGTAAGTGTTACTTTATTTTGGAAACTACTGCTAGTAGTGGAAGATTCACCAGCACTGGCAGCTTCTTGCATTGTTCTTACATTTCCAAGTCCTGACAACCCTGATCCATTACCAGAAAATGAGTTAGCAGTACAAGTTCCATTAACACTAAAATTACCTGATGTATGAACTAAACCAGCTTGAAGGTATATATCATCATCAGCATCATTTTCATTAGCAATATGTAGTCTTGTATTTTCTCCACCGCCGTCAACGTAATGTCTTATATAGGCTGTATCTCCACTACCTCCACCAATATCTGGAGGAAACCTTAAACCTTTATCAGTTGTTGTTCCTTCTGATAGTACGATTTCATTAGTTACTGCAATGCTTGACGCAGTTGTAGCTCCCGTTGTTGTTGTTCCTGTAGTTGTAGTTCCAGCATTTAAAGTTCCAGTTGTTGATATATTTTGACTACCAAAATTAGGAGTAACTTTTGAGCCAGATATAGTAGAAAGTTTTGCATCTGTCACCGCACCATCACGTATGTGATTAGTTGTGACAGCTCTATCACTATCAGTTGAAGTACTAGATTTTAATTTATTAGCCGTTACATTATCGTTAGCTATTTTACCTTCAGTTACAGCAAGACTATTTATTTTATCTGTAGTGACATTTAAATTTTTAATCTTAGATGTTTCAACTGAATCAGTAGCTAAATCTATTGATTGGATAGTTAAGTTTTTTATATTTGCACTATCAATTTGTATAGCGGAACTAGCATCACCTAATGCTAAAGCATTTATTGAATCTCTATTTTCTTGTGCTAAATAAATATTTTGGTTATTACAATTATTTAAATCAGCAGCTTTAATAGCAGAGCCTACTTGAAATGTATGTTCTGGTCCAGTAGATGTTGTTCCTCTAGATATCCTTATAGTTCCAGTACCTCTAGTAGTACTGGTTGCAAATTTAATATATGGGCTTTGTCCAGCATCTGCTGTCCAGTTTATAACTGTGTAATCAGCTGGTTTACTTTTTGCTGTGCCACCTACAGTAACTGTTATGTCATCCTCAGATAAAGATGGGAAACTAAAGGAATATCCTAAAGGTTGTCCACTGACATCTCCAGTTGTGGCTGTGTGTATTTTGTATGAAAGTGTCATTTATCTGTACATGTTTAATAATTCACTTTGTGCTGGATCAAACTCTGTAGTTCTATTAAGAGATTGAATCATTTCTATTTGCTTCTGTTTCTCTTCTTCTATTAGTGCTTTTATTTGTGGATCTTTACTAATTTTTGCCCATGCTATTTTCTTAGCTTCATCAAATAAATTCTTAATTTTCTTGTTATGGAAATAAGAAAGCATAGGATCTTTTCCTCGTAAACCAGCATTAAGATCAGCATTCATTTCTCTTAAAGAATTAAGGATTTTAGGATTGTTAGCAAGTTTGTCTAACTTAGCTTCAATATTCTGATCTCCTATTGCTTTTTGATATGCAGATCTAATTACAGGTAAATCACTTAAATCTAATGATCCATCTGGGGCAGAGTATGTTGATGTTCTTAAGTCATATTTACTTTCAAACAATAGTTTCCTTCCAGCACCTTGATCTAAGTTGACTGTAAAAGGACTAAACATATTAAACATACGAGTAGGAAAGTCCCAGTCTCTTATAGGTTTACCGTTAAGCATGTCGTACTTAGTAGGTACACCACCATCGACAGCTAATCCTTCAGTAATTAAGTTTCTATTTCTAATAGCATCTTGCCAACCACTATTTAATTCCTTCATGTGAGGGTTAAATAGTTTACCTAATTCATTTCTTAAAGATGATAAAGGTACTTGGTTGTTAATAAGACTAGCAATTATTTTTTCTTGAGATCCCTGCTGTTCAGGTGCAAATAGTTCAACAAACTGTTGTATTCCAGCTAAATAAGATTTACTTGTTATACCTTGAGCTATAACCATCATTACTTTTTGAAACTGTTGTTCAGTCCATTGCTCACCCATTAACTGACTATGGTCTCCTATATCAGCAATACTTGAAAGTATTAAATTAAATGGTTCAAAAGCATCATACCCAACTTGTACTCCACCAAGAGTAACTGTTCTAGGTTTCCAGCCACCATCTATCCATGTCTGTCTCATCCTACGATCTGTAGGACCATTACCTTGTAAATTTCCACTCATATAAGCTTGGATAGCGAGACCCATAACACCAGCACCTATAGCTAATCTTCCAGTTTGTAGTGCTTGAGCATTAGCTAATTCGTCTGCTGTTTCAATACCATATTTCAGTACACTTCTAAGATCATCTGGTTTAGCAAAAGCTATATCATTAAATTCTTTAACAAAGAAGTTAAATCCTGGAGTATGTTTTGCTGTTAGTGCTAATCCGTTTACACCTGTTCTTGCAAACAAGAAGAATGGTTTAGCCCATGGAACTGATTCAAAAACATTATTTAAACCTTTTGCAAATCCAGTAAGGTCTGTTGTTAAAGTAGCTTCTTTCTTTGCATATAAAGTTGCAGCATCAGTGATGTTTCCATCTTGGTCCATAATTGTACTTAAGAACCTATTCTCTGCATTCTTCAACATATCTGGAGTTACTTCATAATCTAGACCAAACTGGTCCATCGCTTGACGCATAGCTTTTTCTTTAGCTTTAGCTCTTGCCATGATGTAACCAAAAGCATCATCAGTAGCTGCCATGACTTTTGTTGAATAAGTTAAGAACCTATTGTCATTCATAGCTCTTGCTGAGTTAGCGGTATAGAAAGCAAATTTATCTCCTAAATTAGCTTCACCACTATTCTCAACCCAGTTACCTAAAACTTTCCAAGTTTCATCACGTTTAGTAGTTTCGTTAAATCTTGATTTAATTGTTGAAACATCTCCTGACCAGTAAGCATTTAGATTCCTTTTAAATAATTTAAAAGATTCTGGTATTGCTTCAAACATTGCATTCATAGATGCTAATGCAGCTCTACGAGTAGCAACATTACCTCTTAAGGTTGCACCTAAATATGTAGCCATAGGACGCATGAAAGTAGCTGAACTTGTACCCATGATTGCTCTAGCAGATGTTTTAGGTCCACTAAGAACACTGTTAACCATTACTGCCTGTAATTCTTTTACAAGTAATCCTGATTTAGTCTTACCGTCAAAACCACCAGCTTTAAGAGTCTTTCTAGCCCATTCACTAAAGTCAGTGAGGTTGTGTATGTCATCAGACATAGAAACAACTTCGTGAATAGCACGGAACAAACTATCATCCGCATCATCACCAGCTATTTTCATAGCCAAGCTCATTGCATCTTTTACTTCAACTACGTAATCATTAACTTCACGTCTAATCTGTCTTGCACCTAGTCCTCTAAATTCATCTGAAAGAGTCATTTTAGATAGTTTAATTTGTGTTAAACCAGCAATGATCTTTTCATACATAGCTTTAGCTGGACCATCAACATCAGCTACATCAGCAATATCAAATAGTTCTCTACCAGCTATACCCATATCTCTGATTTCTCTCATAAGAGAACCAACAACTAGGTCAGCTGCTACGACATTTCTACCTTTCCAGACATTCTTACCATCTATAAGGTTCATATCAAGATCAAATTCTTGCCAAAACTCGTCACTTGTTAGGTCAGTAGTATTTCTACCTTCCATCATTTCTCTAGCTTTGTTAGCTGCATAACCATATTTATCAGCAAGAGATGTACCTTCTTTTTTAGCACGTTTAATTTCAGCTTGGATTCTTGCATCAGACATAAAGTCTTCAAGAACTCTAGCTACTTCTTTCTCTGCCATCTCTGCACTCATTGCAGTTCTTTCAAGCTGAACTGGTGTATGTAAAGAATCAGTAGAACCATGCTCGGAACCCCAATCAGTTTCTATTCTTCTTCTTTGCATAGCTACGTCATAAGCTTTACCAGTTGAGGTAGGAGCTGCTTGCCATGAGTCTGCTAGTGGTTTGTTTTTATAACCACCAAACTTTCCTCTTTTAGATACGGCTTGTAATTGAGCTTTCTCTGTTATTTGTGCATTGACATTCTGTTCTCTGGCTAAAGCTTTTTGTACTGCATCTTGACTAGCATCTTCTACAACCGCACCACTAGGTAACTGATTAGATTCAGGTATAGGTGTTAGTTTGCCGTCTTTACCTCTTATTCTTTTTACACCCTTACCTAAAACGATACTTAAACCATCAAATACCGCACCAATACCCATACCTTCAACAACATTCTTCAATGTTTTCATAGCAGGGTGGTCTTCATCTTTAGTAGATAGAGGTGTATCTATAAAGTTAAAACGATCTCTAAGTACCGCTAGACCATTATCTTCTTGAGAATATTTTGAAACGACATCAGATGCAGCTCCAATAAGTGCACCTTTTCCTACTGAACCTAGACCAGCAGTAAGGGCAGCTACACCAGTTGCCTTAGCAACAGGAATAATAGCAGCAGCCATAGTACCAAAATGAACAAGTCCACGAATAGCACTTCCCCACCAAGTCTTAGTTTCTATTGGGTTTGAATCATCTACAAACCAGTCGTCCCATTCAGCTCCATAACCTTCTTCAGTAGCTTGTTCTTCTACCATTTCTCCGCTGAACATATCAACGGCTCTTTCAGGTAAGGTTACAGCAGAAGAAAATGTATCCTGTACACCTCCTTTTACAGCTGATCCAAACTCTTTAACTACTCCTCGAAGACCTCCTCCACCTTCTTTGTTTCTGGGATCTTCTTTTTCAGCTAAAGTTTGTTCTTCTTGTTTTTGTAATTCAACAGCTTGTTGCTCCCTTAGAAGTCGCTGTTGTTCTTGTTCTTCTATGTATTGACTGGTCTCAGCAGCAGCATCAAGTGCATCTTGGACATCAATACTATTAGGATCGAATCCTGAGTACATTTGATTACCTTAGTAATTTAAAATTTTCTTCTAACTAAATCTTTATCTAGATATTCTTCTATGTTTCCTATATATGGTTGCTTGTTAGTGAAAAAGACACCTCTTTGCTGCCACTGCTCACCATCAAAAACTACGTAAGTTCCATTTTCAAGAGTCTGCCAATCACCAGTTTCTGGTTTCATCTCCCCAAGTTGAGGAGTTACATAACCAGCATCTTTAAGTTGTTGGTCAAGTGTTTCTTCTAATAAAAACTCAACATCGTCATAAGTTATCTCACCATCTTTCTGATATTCCTCAAGTAAAGCACGAGCTACTCGACCATGTGTTGGGTGATGCTTTAACAGCTGTTGCACATTAGGTTCTAACTTTTCAACTTCTTTAGTAATAGGATCTTTCTCAACTTTATTTCCAGCAGCTTCCATTTGAGCGTACATCAAATCATGTGGTGACATTGTTTTGTATTTACTTGCAATGTCTTCATATAATTTTGGAACAACAGTTGGATTAGCTATTGCTTGTTCTAAGGCACCTTCAGTTCCAGGAATTACAGCAGTATTAATAATATTTGTATTTCCAGCAATAGCTGTATGTGCTAGTTCGATATTTAATGCGTATTGATTTTCTGGTTTAGAAGATGCTCTCTTGTCATACAGTTGATTGCTCATCTCTGTCTCAATTGTTTCAAGAGCTTTTAAATGAGCTTGATCTGGTGTGTTGTTAGGAATATGTTCTGCATATAGTTGCTTGTATCTACGTTCAGCATTTTGCTTTACTGCAATCCATTTAGGACTCTTAACTTTAGTACCATCTTCTTCACCAATATATTTATCTACAGAACCTTTAATACTTTCTGTGGCTTCATCTTGTAAGTTTTTAGGAATAGCCCAACTTTCACTTGATTGCACTAAAGATCTCCAATATCTAAGTTTATCTGGATCTTGCAATCCAATTAAGTCTTCCTCATATATTGGTGTTTTTTCTACATACTTATTGTTTAGTTGATCAACTACTTCCTCTTCAGTTAAATCTTCTACAGACAAAGCTGTTTTATATGCTTCAGGTAATGGATGCACACTTGTAGCTCTCCATTCTTTTATTTTTTCTTTAATCTCGTCTTTAGTAAATCTTCTTCCTTCATTCTTTAATAGCTCGGCTTCTTCACGTTTAAAAGCTTGACCAGCTAACTTTCTATCTGTTTCTACTTTAGCTTCATTCTTTTGTACAAGTTGTTTTTTAAAGTTTTCAACTTGTTCTAAAATATCATCTACTTCTTGCTCCTTCATTATTTGTTTTAATGGTGTGAGCTTTCCAGTTGTTTTACTTTTAGTTAATTCATCTAATAACATCTCTGTTTTTTCAGGAGGGATGTCTCCATCTTGATTACCTTGTAAAAAATGCTGGAGAGTAAATACAGTTGCACCTTTTAAATCATCTTTAAAAGCACCTCTATTTTCTTCTTTAAATTGAGATATGTCGGCTAGAAAAGTTTCTGAACTACTTCTTGATATCTGTGTTAATCTGCCACTCATCTTGGCAAAACGCTCTTTAGTTATCTTTTCTTGTATCTGTTGCTTACCTTGATTAGTTATGTTTCCAAAAAAAGTGTTTTCTTTATTTTCTACAAATTTTTTGTAAAGTCTATCAGGAATATTATCTTTACGTACCCCTGTTAACCTTAGTTTAAATTCTTCAATAACTGATCGTTTAGCTTGTAATGTCTTAGCTGCATTATATTTTTTATCAAACCCACCACTTGTCCACCATGTAGGCAGTTTATCAAGATACGCTACAGAAAGATCTCTTGCATTAATTACTTGATGACCTACTCCGAACTTTTGTTGTTCGGCTATATCAGTATCATCATTTTCTAAAGCTGTTCTTTCAATTTTAGTTTCAAGCTGATAAGCTTCAGTACCTGTTTGAAACGCATCGTCTGTTTCTTGCTGATATTCGTCATCAATTTGAGATAAAGCAGCTGATGATGCACCTTTAGATTCTGCTTCTAACCATTTTTTAGCTTGTGTTTCTTTAACAGTCTTAGCAGCTGTAGTAGACAAATTAATTATCTTTTCAAATATTTGTAGTGGAACCGCAGCATTTTGTAGTTTACTCCTATCATTGTCCCGCTCCATTGCTTCTTGTTTAGCAAGACTTTTATTTAAAGACAAAAATGATTTATCAAGTATTGAAGCGTAGTCTGGTGCTGGTATGAAATAACTGTTTGTCATAATTATCCTAATACGTCAAATCCTGTAGGTCCAAGACCTGTGATTACTTTTGTACCAATAGATAAAGCATCCATAAACATAGCCGCACCTACACTCTGCATAACAGGTTGTGGTGGCTCAACATCTGGTATAGGTTGAAAAGCTACACCTGCGTACTGTTGATCTCTTCTACCAATCAATGCACCTACAGCTTTACTAGCTTCTCTATCAGCTTCTCTATCAGTTAATAATATTTTCCTAGTAATTTTAGTAACATCTCGACCATAACTAGCAGCATCTAAAACACCTTGTCTTGCAATAGACCTTCCTGTTCTACCACTAGCTAGAAGTTGACTATACTTACTATCTTTTAAAAGATTGGCATATAAACCTTCATATCTTAATTCAGCTTCTTGCCTAATCTCATTCTTTTTTCTTTGTGCATCAGCATATTGATTTCCGATAGCAACTTGTGTGTTATCTAAATCTTGTTCATACTGATTTATCTTTGCATTATAAACAGCAAGTGATTGCATCCAATTGGATTCACGCTGGTTATTAGCTGCTTGATATTGTCTGCGAGCGTTAGCATTAGCTGTTCTCGCTTGTGCTCCTAAACACACGGCAAAACTCCATAAAGGATAAATTATTAGGTCCGTGTTTTAATTCCCTTAAAAATTTGAACCCTAGGAATCTGAGTAGTTTTATATGAACTTTGTTTCGTTTATCAACGATGTTCCAAAG